GAGATTATTCAAGCAGCTATGGCAATCAGTTTAAGAGAGACTGTTAATATCAACGAGTTCATCAATTTGTCCACTACCGAAAAGCTTTTGCCTAAGTTTATGACTAACGTCAAATCGGTGAGAGTTTCGACAGTTGACAAGTTAATGGTCTCGAAGAACGATAGTCTTTCCGATATAGATTTACTTAAAGGTGTTAAACTAATAGAAGGTGGTTATGTTAGTCTTGTCGGTCTTGTTGTTTCCGGTGAATGGAATTTACCGGATAACTGCGCTGGTGGTGTGAGCATTTGTTTGGTTGATAAGCGATTGAAGGTTTCGAAAGAAGCTACTCTTGGTTCCTACAATGCACCTGCATGTAAGAAACAATTTTCATTCAAGATCATACCGAATTATGCTGTAACTACTGCCGACGCAAAGAGAGCACCCTGGCAAATTCTAGTTAATATTAAAGGTGTCAGGATGGAGAACGGTTGGTGTCCGCTCTCTTTAGAATTTGTGTCTGTGTGTATTGTGCATAAGAACAATGTCAAGTTAGGGTTACGTGAGAAAATCACTAACGTCTCAGACAATGGTCCCATAGAACTCACTGAAGCTGTTGTTGATGAGTTTGTGGAATCTGTACCGATGGCTGAAAGGTTAGAGAAATTCAAGCGTTTATCTTCCTTCGGAGGAAACCGTGCTCCTAAAGCAAGGCAACCGCCAAGGAATAATAAGTCTTTTAACAATAGAGTTGTTAATAATAATAATGAGTCTGTAGGTTCTGTTGTGAAGAAAGACGACAGGCCTGAACCTGCGGTTAACACCGGGCCTGTTGTTACTGAGTTTCGGGTTAGTGATGATGGTGGTGATGATGAGTCTTACGACGCATCATGGTTATCGTTTTAATCATGTCATACACTATTACTTCTCCGAGTCAGTTTGCTTTCTTAGGTTCTTCTTGGGCTGATGGTTTGGCCCTAATTAATTTGTGTACTAACTCTTTAGGGAATCAGTTTCAAACACAAAACGCCAGAACAACTGTCCAACAGCAGTTCAGCGATGTGTGGAAAACTGTTGCGTCGGGAACTGTCCGTTTCCCTGAGTCAGCTTTCTTTGTTTACAGGTATGATCCCACTCTAGAGCCGCTGATTACAGCACTCTTGAATGCGTTCGATACCAGAAATAGAATAATTGAGGTTGATACACCGGCTGCACCAACAACTGCTGAGGCGCTTAATGCGACTCAACGTGTTGATGATGCGACGGTTAATATAAGAGCTTGTATTAATAATTTAGCTTCTGAATTAGTTAGAGGTACTGGTTTCTACAATCAAGCTAGCTTCGAAAGAGCTAGTGCCTTGGTTTGGACTCCAGTTTCTTAACTTGTATGTCATAATGACCGTGGTGCTTACGAAAAAGCATAGTGTTTTTCCTTC